CTACTGTTCACTAGTTTCTCCTTCATCTGATCCACCTTTTTCCTTAAAGAACTCAGCTAATTCCATGCCTTCCTCCTCAGCTATTGCCCTAAACTCATAAATGAATCTCGGACTCCTTTCCATAAAGCTTTCCATCCTACTATACAAATCCCCAAACGTATAACTTTTAAATAAAATATTTAACTCACTTACAACTTTTGCATCCAAAGGATTATTTTCTAAGTAGTATACAATTTTCTTGCCATTACTATTGGCAAATTGATAGCCAGTATATACTTTATTTAAATCTCCACTTTCAAACAAGGTATCTTTAATTATTTTAAAGAAATCATGTTTCCGTAATACCCTTGCTTGATCTTCATCTGGATAAGCTCCATTTTTTAGTTGCCTAGATAATTTTCTAACAAATGTCTGTCTCTCCTCTTCTGGAATAACACCACTTGTTAGTAAGGTTATAGCTAATTCCCAAAAAACATGATTAAAATTGCCTATATCTTTGAAAAGAAGTTCTCTCCAGAATACTCTGATTAACTCCTCTTTACCCAAACACAAGGTAAGTCTATCGGGAAACGTTTCAACGAATTGAGTAAATACATCTTCATCAGATGTAATAAATTCAACAAATGACTCTACTATATCTCTGTTTTCTGAGTAAGCAATGGCTCTCCAAAATTCGGTTTCTTGCTTTTTCCTACCAAAAAGGGATAAATTCACATAATCATTATAAATGTCTTTAAGTAACTCTTTTAATTCATCTTTTTTTACAACTAAGGGAATTTCTTTTATAAGGTATGTGAAATCAGAATTAGGCTTAGTATAAGTAGGATCAAAGTGTTTTTTTATTTTCTCTAATAAAGCCTGTTTCCCACCATTTACAATGAATTTTGAAAGGTTAGATCTTAGAAATAGCCAAAACATTTCTACATGACTATGACCAATTATAGTATCTTTGGCATGTGCGCACTCATTTCTTTTCCTTCTCCAAAATGGGATTTCTTCAATGATATCGTTAGTTATTAAAAATACTTTACTTTGTACTTCTTCGCTTTCATCGATTTTCTTTTTCATTTGTATTGCTTGGATGACAGCCTCCTCCCACTTTCTATCATCTTTTAATCTATTAACTAAATTGTTCCAAACCCCTTCTTCGTCTTTCATCAACTCCGGGATTTCACTTCTTAATAAACGATCTTTTATGGTTTTGAAAAATCCTAGATAAGACATAATATATGCTGCACGAAATGCCCCGACTCTATAACACATAATAGATTCATTAAATAAAATTTTTGCGTCTTCTGATACATCTTGTTCTTTAATCCAGTTTTCGAAGTAAATCTCCATAATTCCCTCCAACTAATATTTTTATAAAAATTCTAGTTTAACCACGATATTACAACCCATCTAAAGAAAAGAGCATTACATCATTTAGTAATGCCCCACTTAATTTATTCAATATTGTGTTGATCTAAAAATTCTCGTATCTGATTTGCCTCCTGTTCAGTCAAATGAGCGAATCTATCCGTGTTTGCCCATTTTAACATCCTTCTTCTTATATCCCTTTGACCATAAACATCATAACGTCTTTCTTGATAAACATATATTAAATTCCTTGTTAACGAAATGAGAACCGCTACCAATAATCCACTTAATGAAAGTATCTCAGCCCAATAATCAACATTTGGTATTATCGGCAGTATCACTAAAACAATAACAAAAGACCCTATAATGGTTGCTGCAAAGGTTGTTGAAGAATCTTGTAATGTAGGTTTTGACGATACCATTATTGTGATAACACCGATAGTCAAAAATACTAGCGAAGATGCAAAGGAACTGTTTTTATCAGGGTCTAAGAATGAAAAGAAAATTAGAACCGACAAAATTCCAGCTACTACTATTAATACCCTTAAATCCCAAGATAGAGATCTCCAAAATTCACCCATATACATGCACCTCCCTATATTTTCTGATTTTAGAAAACCTATTAAATATATGTTCTCGCAGGTTTTATCGACCAATACTCCTATTATTCTACAACATTTAACACATCTTGCGGTTAAATTTCCCAGTTATTTTTACTAACTAATTCAAAAAAAATAAACCCATCAAGTGGCCACTAGCCTACTCAATGGGTACCTAATTAATAGTTATGTTTTTTTATCCGGTAATGAAACACTTCTCTAGTTCCACCCTTTTCCGGTGCTTTGAATCTTTCCATTCTTCCTTCCTTCATTAAGGGTCTCAAAATAACTTGGAAGATGTGCGAATCAGAAATGACCATCCTTTCATTCATAAAACTAACAATCTCTTTCAGATCCTTTGGCTCCTCGCAAAATACTAACAGCTCCTCCACCTCAGGCCCTTTGAGTAATGCCTCATGCTTTTCCTTGGTTTTCTGCTTTTTATGCTGTCTTTTTATTTCAACATAATCAGCATAGGTTTCCGGCATTTCTTGTTCCAGTTCAAATATGAGATGGTAGGTGACCTTTCCATCTTTACACACTTCTGCTCGACTAATAAATTCTTGAAACAAATTCTCAGGAAAGTCCTCGCTTGCTCCTTCCATATGCTTTTTCACCTTTTTCATGATTTCCTTAAACATTATTCTTTCATGTTCCACGCGTCTTTCTCGTTCACTAAAGTGTTTCAGTCGGTCATGCAACTCCACCAATTCTTCTGTCAGCTTATCCACCAGCTGAGTGTTTTGGCCGTTTTCATGAATACCCTCTTCAACCGCACTGTACAAGGCTTGGTTTTGTGCTTCCACTTTGTCCTGCAAATCTATTTCTTCCTGCTTCTCTTCCTCTGTTAATTCCAATCTATTAATCCAATGCAAGACGTCATTTTTAAAATTAGGGTTCCTATGAATCTGTCTTAAAAAGTGGATGAAGTTCCACTCTAAATAATCCTGGCGAATACGCCTTGTATCGCATCGTTCAGTTCTATATCTCTGGTCATGGCGACAGCACACCCAGAAGTGCGTTTCAAAAGGTTTTTTCCATCGTCTCTCTACATGCCGTCTATGCCCCATCAAGTAACCACATTCACCACAATACAGTTTTTCAATAAACGCTTCATTTTTCATTTCATCTTTTTCATACTTCCGATGTCCATCTTTGATAAATCCTTTTTTCCGTTCTTCTAAAATATCCTGAACCCGGTCCCAGTCCTTTGGCTTAATGATCGGCTCATGATGATTTTCAATATAATACTGTGGTTCCTCTCCTTGATTACGGATGACCTTGGATTGTAGGGTATCAACGGTCACGTGTTTTTGGAATAAATAATCTCCCTTATACACTTCATTGGTTAACATCGCCATCACTGATTTAGGATTCCAATAGTCTTTTCCTGTTGCTGTTTTAATCCCATCACCGGCTAAGTCTTCACAAATTTTATTTACTGTCTTACCTTTTATCACTTCCCTAAAAATACGTTTGATGATTTTGGCTTGCTCTGGCTGGATGTGCCAGCGATAATCTTCGTCTACCCAATATCCATACGTAGCCTTTTTCCACCGGATAATTCCTCGTTTGGCCTGACTCCGATGTCCCCAAGCAATGCTCCTCCCCACATTCATCACTTCTTCCTGGGCGATGGCACCGTAGATGGACATCATCAGCTCCGATTGAGGATCTGACGTCCAGATGTTTTCTTTCTCAAAATAAATATACACAGGGGTTGGGAGTTGTTTCAGGTGTCGTGCAATGGAAAGGGTATCTAATGCATTCCGGCTAAAGCGAGAAATGGACTTGGTGATGATGACGTTAACAAGCCCTCGTTCACAATCCTTCAATAGTTGGTTTAATTGATCTCGCTTTTCCAAGGAACGCCCTGTGATTCCTTCATCTGCGTAGATACCCGCAAACTCGTAGGCTGGGTCTTTTAGAATGAGATACGTATAGTATGCTACCTGTGTTTTCATGCTTGTTTTCTGTTCTAAGCGATCGGTGGAAACCCTGCAGTAAGCAGCTGTCTTAAGTGTTTTTTTACTTTTTTGCAAATGATCAGGCTTTTCATTTCCTATCCGTGCATTCTCAATCGTTTCAAGAATAGCCTTCCCCTCACCTGGTTCTATCTTTTGTACTTCTCGCTCAACCGTAGTATTCACTTCTTTTCCCCTCTTCTCTTTTAAAGCCCCATGTTCATCGAGAAGGGTCAGTTCTTGATTCACCTCCTTCTTGGGGCTTTCTTTTTTCTTTGGTTTATCTTCTTGAGATGAATGAATGGATTTGCTTTCAGATAGTTGACCAACCGCCAGGCTTGTCCCATCAAACCATTCAACTTGATAGTTTCTTTCATTTTCTATCGTGATTTGATGAATCCATGCACGTAGGTAATCCGTCGTTACGTTTTGCTGAAAGTCTTCCATAGACTGTAGTGTTTCTAGCCATTCCAATGTCTTTACACGAAAAGGACGATCATCCTCTATTTGAGCAACCTGTTTTTCAAATGCTTGGTATTCTTTTTCTAAGGCATTTATCTTTTCTGGATCCTCATTACTTTCCTTTGCTATCTCCAATTCCGTTAACCATTTCAACCGATGAAATTCAAAATGGTCCTGCTGATTGGTCGCTTTGAGTTCTTTCTGCAACTGGGCAAGACTGTCCGATTGATTCAATTCATATTTTAAGCTCATCGCTTGTAATGCCATTTGATTTAACTGCTCTTCATTAATGTTTGGAGCATCGCATGTTTTGGCATTACTCGAAGCACACTTCCAGTAGTCAATTCTAGGACTAGGAAAAAATTTATATCGATATCCACAGGCATGGCAAATGAGCTTTTGGGAGAATGCAGGTCGATTTCTCTTCGTTGGTGTTCCTGTATTTCTTTTGTTGCTTTCAATACGCCTCTGCACTTCATCGAATACTTCCCGACTGATGATTGGAGGGTGAGTGTTTTCTATCTCAATCTCCTCTCGATCGTGATAAGTCATTTTGTGAGTGAAAAGATCTCTGGTCGCAGTTCTTGCCATCATATTTCCCGTGTATGTGTAAGTCATTAGCATTTTTTTGATATTGGAAGCCAACCATCTATCTTTTCCGTTAGCTGTTTTAATCCCTTGTCTGTAGAGTTCTCTTGTAATTTCAGCCCTCGACCACCCTTGTAGAAACCAATCAAAAATGTTACGAACAACCGCCGCTTCTTGCTCATTAATCTCCAGTGTATTTCCTGACACCCCTCGAACTAGGTTATAGCCATATAGTCTAGAGAATTTAGCTTCACCTTTTTGAAACTTTTTCTCGTATCCCCATTTTGTAGAGGTAGATAGGTTCTCGATTTCTTCTTGGGCAAGGGCTGCATAAGTGGTGAGTAAAAATTGATTAAACGTAATAGATGTATCAATTTGTTCCTTTTCAAAGTAAATCCCCACATTTTTAGCTTTAAGATCCTCTACTATTTCTATCAAATGTTCTGCATTTCTCGTTAGGCGAGATAAATCTTTTGTAAGAATATAATCGACTCTTCCTTCGTCGCAATGGCGAAGCAATCGCTGTAGTCCTCGTTGCTTTTTAGCATTACTACCGCTTGTGCCACTATCAAAATACACACCTACAAACTTCCAATTTGGTTTACTTCTAATTAGGTGAGTATAGTGATGTACCTGATTCTCCAGTGAGCGAATCTGATTCTCAAAGTCGGTACTCACTCGACAATAAGCTGCGACTTTAACTTGCTTGTCTCCAAGGAGTGGGCTTTCCTCTCTTTCCTTGACTGGATCCCATAAGGTACGGACCCACATACCTTTTTGAAATTCATTCATAATAAAAACCTCTTTCCCGTAAGTGATAATGGTTCGTGTCCATCTATCACTCACATCCCGAGAACTTTCAAGTTCTTTTTCCGGGTGGAAAGAGGTTTATGTTTATTCGATTAAATTGCGCTTATTTCTTCTTGGGTGTCTTTCGTTCCCTTGCGCAAATGGTCCGTTTTACGCCGCATTTAAATTGAAATTCAACCACTCGCTCTTTGTAAATAATGCCTCGCTCAACTGTATTTTTGAAAAGCTTCACATCAAAATCCTCTAGGTTCTCAGTTTCTTCTAATGAGTTTAGGAGGGATTGGAATTGCTTTTCTAAATAAAGTTGCTCTTGCATGTTGTCCTCCAGACTATCCCGCTCCTGTTGGAGTATTTCTTGTTCGTAAATCAAGTGCCTCAATGTCGCGTCGTAGATGGCATCGTTTGTCGTAGATTCCTTTGCTGCTAGGTCACTGATGCGATCAGTTATGGCTTCAATTTGCGTGTTCAACTCCTCTAGCCGCTGTTGTTCTGATGGCAAGAGGGATGCTTTTTCAATGGCTCGCTGCGTTTCTTGTTTTACTTCATCAAGGTTTTCTTTCATTTCCCTCATGATTTTCATAAAGGCGTTTTCTAAATCCGTTTCTTGGACATAGCTCGTTTTACAGTCCTTATAGTCCGGATCTCTTCCTGCGGTAACCCTGCATTGCCAACCCGAAATGTAATACTTCTCCCCTTTTCTACTAGAGGTCATCCTTCTTCGTATGACCGGCCTTCCGCATTCTCCGCAAAAGAACTCATTGGAAAATGGGCTAACTCCACTGTAGTGCTGTCGATACTTTTTATCTGGGTCCCGCATCATCAAACTCCGCCTTTTCATTTCCTGTTGGGCTGCTTCAAATGTTTCCTCGCTGATAATGGCTGGGTGGGTGTTCTTCACAAAATATTGCGGTTGAATATCTGTGTTGCGTACCCTTTTATGCGATAAAAAATCGAGCGTGACGGTCTTCTGTGCTAAACAATGTCCTTGGTACTTCTCTTGTCTCAAGATTTTATAGACCGAATCTCCTGTCCACGTTTTATTTCCCTTTCCCGTCTTTAACCCGTCTCTCATTAAATCTCTAGCAATGCTTGGACATCCTTTTCCTTCTAAAAACTCTCGAAAAATCCTCCGTACCACCTTTGCCTGTTCTTCGATGATGACTATTTCTCCATCCTCAGTTGTGTCGTAACCCAGGAAAAACGTGGTTGGCATATGAACTATTCCTTGTTGGAATCTCTTCTGCACTCCCCACTTCGTGTTTTCACTTACGCTACGGCTTTCTTCCTGTGCCATCGAGGATAAAATGGTTAAGAAAAGCTCTGACTTTGAATCCAGTGTGTCAATATTCTCTTTCTCAAAAAAAACGCCAACTGGACTTTTGAGCCCTTTTAACTTCCTGATAATTGATATGCAGTCCAATGTGTTTCGTGCGAAGCGACTGATTGACTTGGTCAAAATATAGTCAATCCGCCCTTCTTCACAGTCTTGAATCATTCGATTAAATTCTGTCCGGTTCTTCGTTGAGGTCCCTGATATCCCTTCATCTGCATACACATCAGCAAGTATCCAAGCAGGGTTTTTACTTACATAGTCCTTGTAATGAGCCACTTGGAGGTCATAGCTGCTAGCCTGCATTTCTGAGTCAGTGGATACTCGGGCATACACTGCAATCCGTTTCTTTTGTCCACCAGGATTCGCTTCCGTTCGGCCTGTTCTAGCTTTTGCCGGAATTATCCGTACCCTTGATGAACTTTGATGGCTACTCATTATTTCCTACTCCTTTCTTAAATCAACTATTGTTTCCTTATCGTCAATCCAATGCATACAAAAGGACATTGGTGTTATCGCTTTTACACGTACTACCCATGCCCTTAAGAATGAAATATTTCGAAGTTCTTTTTGTAATTGTTTAGATGGATCCCTCACTGCATCTAGTTCCTTGAGTTTTGTCTTTGCTTCTTCTCTTAATGCAAAATCTTGATCCAGAAGCTCCCACCAATCCTCCCTTATCTTTAGTTCTTTTTCAATAGATGCTCTTTTTGATGCCAGTTCCCCAAGTTTCTCATCTGTACTATCCGCTTCAGACCCATTGGCATTAATAAGTGCAATATTCTCTTCTAATAAAATTTGTTCTAAATCCAAGCGAAGTCTGTTGTAAGAAAAGTCCCTTGCAGCAACAGCTCTTGTAAGATCCTTTTTCATTCTCTCCATGTCGTACATAAACCGTGCCAGCCGGTAACGCTCGAGAAAAGCATCTTGCATGGCTTCCCTAATCACTTCTTCCTTAATACTTCCCATGGTACACAACTCTTTGCTTCTTACGTTATTCTCACAGCGCCATCTAACAATCCCTTTGCAAATGAATCGATGTAAATTCCCCCCGCATTTCCCACATTGAATCCGGCTGGAAAGCGGGTAGCGATTTACCTTTTTATTTTTATTCGGTTTTTTACGCCTCTCTAGTTCCCGCTGGACTGCTTCAAATGTTTCTCGGCTCACAATCGGTGCATGGTGGTTCTCGATAAAATACTGATTTCGTTCTCCATTATTGGCCACTCTCTTATGGGAAAGGTAACTTTCCGTATAATATTTCTGGCAAATGACATCTCCTGTGTAGTCCCGATTGAGTAGCATCAACCGAACTGTGGTGGAAGACCAGTCTGTTCGTCCGTTAATTTTTTTATATCTCTTTTTTATGAATTGCTTAGCAATTTGAGCAGGTGTCTTTCCATTCATTGCCTCTTCAAATGCTTCTCGAACAATGTGCGCTTCTTCTTCTATGATGATCCATTCTTTCTTTTCGTTTTTTTGGTAGCCAAGCTTTCTAACAAAGACTGGTTCACCTCTTTCATACCGCTTTTCTAATGCCCAGTTTATATTCTCCGAAATACTTCGGCTCTCTTCCTGTGCTGTCGCAGATAACATGGTGAGAATAAATTCGCTAGCCATATCGCCTGTGTCTATATTTTCTTTGTCAAAAATAATTCGAACTCCCAACTCAGTCAGCTCTCGAATCGTGTTAATGGCGTCAAGTACATTCCTCGCAAATCTGGACACCGATTTGCAAAGGATGATATCAATTTTCTTTTCATAAGCGTGTCGAATCATTCTATTAAAGCCTGGTCGCTTCGCCATCGAAGTCCCAGACCTTCCTTGGTCTGTATAAATGTCAACCATCTTCCAACCCGGTGTGGAGCGAATTAATTGAGTGTAATGTGTCTTTTGGTTATCAAAAGATCCTTCTTGTTCATCTAAGAGGCTGCTGACTCGTACATATGCAGCCACTCTTAATTTCTTAGGTTGTTCTGCTGGTGGATCCATTAATGAAAGGCCACCTGCACTTTGCCCAAATGAACCAAACAATGCTTCTGCCATGTTTTTGCCTCCTTTCAAATTTTAGCCCTATTTCTTAACACCTGGCTTCTTCTATTCAATCTGGCTCCCCAAAAGAAACTGCTGAATCCGCTCTGCATCAAGGTTCATCAGCTTCTTTGGTTATTGTATATATCACTTAATTCCATCCTAATAGCAAGTAATTAAATGGATAAAAAGCAGAAAAAGAGCTGATATCCTGAGAATTATCAGCCCTTATAATCCCGCTTTAACCCTTCTTAATAAAGCCGTCAAATCCAGCTTTCTTCACTTTGTCTAGCAATACTTCTGCATTCTCTTTATTAGAAAAAGCTCCTATCTGGACCCTATACAGACTATTGCTTTCAATTGGCTTTTTGACTTCTTTAGACTTCGAAACTATGACAATCAATGAACCCACATCAATCCAACTCATAATCCCCGCAGATTCTTTACCTTTCTTCTTATCTACTTTTTTACCCAGCAGTACACAAGTCTTCCCACCTTTAACGACCGGTTTCCCATTTGAAACAACCTGAGTCACCTTATGATAGGATCCTGTTTTCACCCAAGATGGAATTGTCGCCCCACCGGGATAATACTTACTTGCTGAAAACTTCACTTCCACTACATCTCCTACTTGAATCGAAGTTGGTGAGCTTGATGTACTACTAGTTTTATTTAATGCGGCACCCACTGCTGCTCGGAAAGAATTCATACTTTCCCCATGCTTAGGGAACCAATGCATCACATCCGCATGGTTACTGGCAATTCCCTTTTTACTTCCCTCTGAGTGACAGATAATATCCTTTTCAGTAAGGCCATACTTTTGGCATAACATCACACAAAGTTCCACCGCATTTTGCCAAGCCTTTCTAAAATAAGCCTCATTCTTTGAAACGTTATAGCCCACCATCGCAGATCCTTTTCCATAAGAAAACCCACCTGGCTCACAAATCTCAAAACCAATGTGCGTATTATTTGCACTTCCACCAGCATGCCAGCCACGGTGGTTCCAAGGTAAGTACTGCCATACCCCTTTGTCATCAACAAAAGCATGGACACAAACCTGTCGATTGGTTTCACCGGCCTTGAACGATTTATTCCAACGACTAAACCAGTCTGCCGCCATGACACCTGGGGTTGCAGTAGAGTGGACCATAATTCCTTTAGGAGCGATTTTCCTTCCAGCTGTAAAGCAATCATTTCTGGTCATATACTTAGTGTTTAGTTTCATTCTTATCTTCCCCTTTCGCTTTTCCATGCAATTGAGCTAAGACATCTTTCAGCTTCTGTGGGATAGGTAGTCCAATCCTCGAGGAATTTTCTATAATGCTGATCCCCTCATTTGAAAGATAAAAAAAGATGACGGCTGTGCGAATGACACTACCTTCACCAATGAGTCGGCTATCAATGATATGAGCAATCCCGACTAGAATAAAAATAAGGATCTTTTTGAAAATTCCTCTCGCACCAATTTCACTGGAAAGCTCTCGATTGATAATCGCAACCATAATTCCAGTTATATAATCAACAATTACAAAGATAATTAGGGCATATAGGAATCCGTCTAAGCCGCCAAGAAACCACCCCAACCATCCACCCAGTGCTGCAATTGCTGTTTGTACAAATACCCAAGCTTCTTTTATTGCCATGTTTCTCCCCTCGCTCTCAATCAATTTTATCTATATAAAAAAGACGCCTGTGACCTGAATAGCCACAAAGCGCCTGTATTTTCTTGAGTTATTTTAATACGGTGCATAATAAACATAACCACTACACTTCACATAAAATCCATCGCCCGGTACATAAATAGCTCCACCAAAGGTATCAGAATTTGTTGTGGTGAACCCTGGCTGTTTTACACCTTCCCATGTTAAGCCATCCGCCGATACATACAGCATCCCTTCATTGAAAAGAGCGTATTTCCCCCAATCCTCCATCCATATGATGTTTTCTGGATCTGGAATGCGGTTATCCGCTAGATTCCCTACATGAGAAAGGTTCGTTTCCGTAAGCTCAGTGGCACTATCGTTCATTACACAAAGTTTGACATGGAATGTTCCACTAACGTAGCGGTACTTCATCACAAAGAGTTTGTCGTGAATGGACCGGATAAACATATAGTAAGTATTTAAATCTTCAGGAATAGTTGTCGTCCAAGAGCCAGGGCTGGAGGTACTTGCTACTGCAATCGAACGATCCCCACCGACAACTCCGACAAATTTTCCTTTATGTGTCGTCATGTAACTAAAGATAGGAACCGATGAACCATCCGCTCCCACTAAAGTCCATTCTGTTCTTTCTGTTAATGAATCAAAACTGTAGTACACCGGAGATTTATAGTACCACCAACTAACAACCCCAGAGCCCCTACTAGAATCATAGGCCCCTGTGGTCATCGAGTTCTGTGCTCCTTGGCAATAACCGGCATTATGCCAAGTGATTCCATCAAAAGAAGCAATAATGTTCGCCATGCCTGTAATCTTGGCTAAAAACACCCCGTCCCCAGCCCATAAAACCTCAGGTGCTCCGTAGCTCCACCAAGGAACACTAGCCACGGTCCATTTGCCTGTGCTTTTATTAAAATAAGACATATATGGTGTTTTGGCATGATAAACGGCAATCTGAGCATTCCCGTTGTCATGAACCTTAATTTGTGTTTCACTGCCATACTTGGTATAACCAAAATCATGATAGTATTTTCTTTGCCAACTCAATGTGGGGATAGGAAGAATGAGTTCGCCTCTGCCACCAAAAGCTGCCCAAATCGCTAATGTATTATTAAAATTCCTATGATAACTCATCCCTCCACCACCTTTTCAATTCCGGTAATTCTGCCACTGCTATCTGTCGAATAGTTATAACTAGCAGTCTCTCCATCTGCATACGTAATTTCAAATCTTGAAGCATCGACCAACAAAGTGGACACTTCTTTTAATAACAACTCTGAAAAAATATCTTCCAAAGTAATGCTCGTAATCCTTCCATTGCTATCAGTGGTGTAACTATAGTCGGCAAAGTATTGATGTGTATCCCCTTTTTCAACTTCATAGGTTACATGAATCATGCTGCCATCAATCGTCAAATTCTTCACGATGGTATAAGAAATGCCGAGCTGGTCCATTTGGTACTGCAAACCATCAACAGAACTCCCTACCTCAGTCAGTGAACTTTCCACCTTGTTCATGGAATTTTCAATCCGATAAAAGGTGTCTGAAATACTCGGCTTGTACCTACCAACCTCAACTCGAATATCGTAACGATAAAAAGGATTATATTCTAATAAAATAATTCTCGTCTTCACATCAATGCCTAGAGGTCTGAAAACAATGTGCACATTATCTCCTACTCTAAGATTTAAGAGCTTGAAAAAGGAAATGCTATACGAGGACGCATTTTCCCTTGAATCATGGGAGACCGATACGTCCGTAACGTTTTTTGAATCCATGACTGGTTGATACACACTACTACCACGATGTTTGCGAATGTTAATCTGGTAGCCGTCGTATTCAATCTCGCCACCTAGGATGGCTATATACTGCTTAAGTGCTGCCCTTCTTGTCACTTCCTGATTAATTTTCATCGTGCAGGTTTCTGTAAAATCAACGATTCCTGCAGAAAAAGGAGTCCCTGAAAGTAACTGATTTAGTCCAGCTTTGGGGTCTCCAGTGAAATCAAATTCATCTATATTAAAAATCTCGTCATTTAAGATGTAAGATACATGTTCACAAGTTACCGAACATACTGGAAGGCTTCCTTGTAACGACTTTGCTATTTGTACGATTTCAAAATATTGATCGTTTAGTTTTGCCAGCTGTTTTGTTTTTAAAGCAAGGGCAGACTTGGCTAATACGGTAAACGATAAAGTTAGCTCGCCTTCAAGTGTTTCTCTCAAGTTCGCTGACATTACTTTTCTGATCGTTTGAATAAGTGTACTTCCTGCATAGATTTCAATCACCAGTCTGCCCTCCTTTTACGAACCTGCAACTCCTAAGTTTCTGACGGTCACTGTATTTTGGTTCCATTGAAGCTGGGCAATAATCCGAGTTAATACATTCCCATCGATCGTTAATGGAATTGTGACATCAAATGATGCACCACTCTTTCCTCCCTCAACTCCAGTGACCACACTATCCATATTCAAATCAAAATCAGTAGGAATGGCGCCTTCCATTTCCTTTTCTACATTGCCCATGGTATCAGAGAATCCAACACCAATCCCTTCGCCCATGTTCTCCCCGATACCAGCGAAGACTCTGGAAGGTGAGCGAATTCCAAGGATCCCTTTTACACTACTGACAATACCTCCGACAAAGTTGCTGACCTTATCTTTAATCCAACCAACCATGGAAGAAATCCCATTCCAAAGCCCTCGGACGATGTTTACCCCTACTTGACCAATTGAAATGGCTGCTTTTCCAATACCTACAATAATTGCAGAAACGATCTGTGGTAACTGTGCCACAAGCTGAGGAACCGCCCGGATTAAACCCGCAGCTAATTGAATGATTAGCTTAATGCCCATCTCAACTATCTTTGGTAGATTACTAGTAATAAAATTTATAATTGATGAAATAATGGCTGGAAGAGCCTCAATTAATCTAGGTAATGCATTTAAAATTCCAACAGCAAGGCCTTCAATAATTTTAAAAGCTGCATCTAAAATCATACCGAGATTATTTATGATTGTTTCAACGATTAATAGAATTGCTGCTACAATCGATGGAATCAAGTTTGGCAGGGCCTCACCAATACCAGTAGCCAGGGTCACAATCATAGTGAGTGCCGCTTCGATTAATGCAGGCAGATTGGCAATAATTCCATCTACTAAACTAAGAACTAGGTAAAGAGCTCCTTCTGTGATTTGAGGTAGAGCCTCAATAAGTCCCTGAAGTAGAGTCGTTACAATTTGCATGGCGGAATCAATGATCATTGGGAGGTTTTCTACAATGGCACCGACAAGGGACATAATGATTTGAAGCCCTAATGTAACAAATTGAGGTAGTTGCTCTGTAATTAGTTCTGTAATACCAGCAACCGTCTCACCAATAACTTCAGCGATCTTCTCAAAATCCCCATCCGCCTCATTAATGCCATTGGAAAGACCAGAAAATAAATCAGTTATTCCTGAGGACACTTCACTTACAGCGGGTAAAAACACCCCTTGCAAGGAACGTTTTACTCCTTCAATTCCATCGGTCAAGTTATCGTATTTCACTTCTGTGATTTGGGCCAATGCATCACCACTAGCTACGGTACTGTCTTTTATCCCTGCAAGTACAGGTAATACATTAGCTTCTAAATCTTCAAACTGTGTACCAAATAGCTGAACACCTATCGTATTTTTGAGGAGAGGATCTTCAATTTCCTGTAGCTTTTCAATGACACTGAAAAAAGCAGCATTGGCTGTTTCGCCACCCTCCGCAAACTTCCTTGTCATTTCTTCCGCATTGAGACCTAAGGCCGTGAAGGCTTCCATACTCGTTGTACTTCCGTCTTTTGCCCGTATGTTAAATTCCTTTACAGCATCCCCGACCTTATCAATACTAAATGCTCCGCTTTCTGCACCACCTATTAAACTAGCAATAAACTCATCGGCACTAAGACCAAGGGAAGCATATTGAACAGAGTATTCATTCAGGGTATCCAACAAATCTCCGTTTTTATCAGCCCCATTTTGTGCACCCGTTGCAATGATGTTGTAGGCTTCATCAGCTGAGATACCGAAGTTTTTCATAAGAGCACTTGCCGCTCTAGCAGATTCCTGCATATCAAAGTCAAAAGTTTTTCTCAATGCAAAACCGGACTCGGTGGCTTTTTCTAGCTCTTCACCCATGAGTCCGGTTATCTTTTGAACCTCTGAAATCCCTACTGCCACATCATCCAAGCTATCACCGAAATTGTGCTTGTACACATTTTGAGCAACCTTACCCAATTCCTCGAGTTCAGCCCCTGTTGCGCCTGTTGAAGCAGAGATTTGGTTTACGGCCATATTGTACTCATCACCAAGTTTAATCAGGCTAGCCCCTGTAGCAACTGCAGCTGTTCCAATTGCGGCCACTGCTGCACCAATAGTTGCTCCTATCCCTTTCAAGACACCACCCAACTTTTCAAAGCGACCGGATGCATCTTCTGTCTGATCTGCTGCATTTTCAACTTCATCAGCAAACTCCTCAACTTCTCCCTCAGCATCATTGAACCCTTCGTTCAACTCTTGAATGGCTTGATTATTATTTTCCAGCTCCCGCTCCATCTTCATCAATTCGGATTTAGCGTTATTGAGCTGAATTTGCCAATTTTGAGTACGTCTGTCGTTCTCTCCAAAAGAATCTGCCGCATTTCTAAGTGCCGCTTCTAATGTACTGATCTTATCCTTTTGGGCATCAACTGACTTGGTGAGCGCTCCATTTCTTGCAGTCAGTGCCTCAATCGATTGATCTTGCCTATCAAATTGGGCGGTTACAAGTTTCATTTCACTGCCTAATACTTTGAAATTCCGATTGATATCTCTTAGAGCATTCTTAAAATCTTTCTCTCCTTCAACACCAATCCGAAGTCCGAAATTGTCTGCCACGACTCCACCTCCCCTCTTTTTAGGCATAAAAAAATACACCCTTTTATGAGTGCACTCAAACTAAAGCCCCACTGGAATCACATCATCAATAAAAATCTCCTGCTTTGGCTTGGCTAATCCAGTAAACTGTTTATGGCATTCCCATATATCCATTAAATGACCCAAAGGCATAAGCCAAACTTCTTCTTCGCTTCGATTTAATTGAGCTGTTCCATAATAAATAAGTCGGATAAACAACTCATCATCGCTTACCCGACTTCCACGTTTTTTGCTGGTTCACTCTCGATATGCCGTTTTGTTCCTTTCAGCATACTGGCCATGATGGCATTTTTGTACTCTGCCAGTTCAAAAGGTGTGGTCAATAATTCCACTTCATCTTCCGTCAGCAACTCTTTCTTTTCACCCTTATTTCGTAGGTTGTGAATCAGAATAGACTGATTCGCTAGCAAGGTAATAAGCCAAACAATCTCATCAAGAGCCAATTCAAAGTCCTTTGTGTTCATCAGTTTGGCACCAAGATTTTCAAGGCCACCATAGCGTTTTGCGATTTCTTTTGTTGCCTTTGTGGTCAAAATTAGTTTGTATTCTTCATCACCAACTTCAATGACAGCACTTCTTTCATCCGCTGCAAAATCAACATCTATCGGTGAAGTCTCTACTTTTTCATTCGCCAATGTTCATCTTCCTCCTTTACAATACCGATACTGTAGCTACATTCGTTGTTACACTACTAGCCCCAACAGAGCTCAGCACACAATAGAAATAATAGGTTCCCGCTGTAAGATCGGTCGGAATGTCCAAGCTTGCAGAAGTTTCTCCGTTTATAATACTTCCACCACTTGTGCTGTCCACAGAGTTTTCATACCACTGATAAGTCACTGGGTAACTTGTATTTGTGCTTGCCACCACTGAAACACTTCCAGAAATACTACCTTCCACTACTTCCGTCAATTCCGCTGGCTGGGTAGTCACGGTAATTGTAGGAGTTACGGGTGAAAAGTCAGGCTCATAAACGGTAGTAAACCAACTTGAGATCGTTTCTTGAGCCACTCCAGTATCCCCTTCTGTTACTTCTGCCTTCCATGGATGTTTATTCTCACCATCCAGCTTATTTCGTCTAAAAACCGTACCTTCTATGGTGGGACTACTAAAGGTAATCGATTCCCCTTTTGTTGCAAGACTTGTGGTGGGAATGTTAAAAATAACTCGATAAAGCCAAAAGTATCGATATCTTCCATTCGCTTTTTTCGCACGAAATCCAATCGCAACGGGTTTCCCTCCATCCTCACTTCTTGATACGACTACATTGTTACTGTCAATTTTGCTTCCTGTTAAATCTTGAGCCACTAATGATCCAATATCATCAATACCCAGTGTTAAGGTTCCGCTATTAAACTCTTTGACAATTTCAGATGCGCCATCATCCGCATAAAGAATGGCTTCAATCAACTCGACACTCAATTCAGCAGTCATGGCTTTGGCCATTATCTTCGGTGGCCCATATGTTTCAACGCCATTTTCATCTTCAGTAATGTTGGCATAAAATAAACGATCCAATCCTATCGTAGCCATCTAACTCTCCTCCATTTCATATTCTTTCATTACATCAATGGCGTAATGGTGGTACTTTGTATCATTCTCAAACCCGATATATTGTCGGTCTGTAATGGTCATTTCCCCTTTTAAAAGCACCTTTGTTACTTCCTTTTTAAGTGACTGGTAATTTTTTTTTGAGAAAAGAGATAACCTTGCTTCCTCAATAGCGGAATGAGCCTGGTTATCCGCATAAAAATCAAGTCTATCCGACATAGGTGTTATCACGATATATTCTTCAGGTGGTTTTCCCGAGAATACCCCTGTTTCAATTGGAATGCCGATGGGTTCAAGTAAGCTATTTAGATTCTTTAATAAACTCATAGTCTTTCAATCTCCTTATCCAATGCCTTTTCCATCGCCTCCACACAGGCTTTTCTTGTTGCTGACTTGGTCGGTTTCAACCAAGGTTTAGGGGGCTGACCTGATTTTCCATACTCCAGCACAGCTGCCTTCAGGGCATTAGAAACCCCTTTGCTGTCCTTGGTTGTTGGAATCCCCACCCTTAGGTTCCAGTCACCTTTCGCATCTTGTACCGCCTTTGTGGTTTCTAGGGAAGCCACTAATTCTCCTGTAGACTGAGAGGGTTCTTTTGTACCCTGACCAATTCTCGCCGCTAGATTGCTTTTAGCCTTCTGAACGACAGGTTCAGCACCCTTTTCTAGCACTCTTGGTACAATGTCATCAAAGTGACGGTTTAGTTTTGAGATTCTTTCCAAAAAGTCATCTGGCATTTTCACTCCTGCTCTTGCCATGAACTCACCCCTTTGACCCAGAGATGTTCTCTGCTAACACTTCTACATACATGCCCCGCTCTTTAATATCTTCAACACTTAATATGTTATATCGCTCATCGTTACAGCGAAGGATTAAATCCGTGGTTAGCTCTAATCCTCGAGGTTTTCTAAAACGAAAAAGAGAACTAGCCTCTGAAAAGCTAGCCCTATTTTTCCAGGCTTCACTTCCATGACGATTCTCTTTATATGCTCTCATCGAAGTTAGAAGTTGTTCATCTTTCGTAACAAAGCCCTCAGCATCTTTAGTAGATTCCTCTTTATAAATTTCAATCGTGACATTCATTTTCCCCAAACTCATATGATCACGTCCTTATTGAGGCGGAGCAGCATATTGATCACATTCCATACTTGTTTACTCGCTTCTACATTGTCAGCAAAAAAGCCACCCGTGCTACCATCCCGACTTTCGTAAAAGTGAGATGATAGCATGATGACAGCTTGTTCGGTCGTTGGATGCATCGGATTCTTTTGATAAAAGCCCTCAGGTTTCTTTTGATAGCTCTCTGCATAGGAAATAGCTGCAGTGATGAAGCTGGAAAGCAGGCTATCATCTTCATCATGGTTTAGGATTAAGTTTTGTTTCACCTTCGATAATAAATCCTCCATCACCGCTCACCTCTTCATCATTCAGTGTTCATTAGACCCGCTGCTTTTAGTTTTGCTAGTAGAGCATTAAAGTCTGTAACAAGACTAGCAACATCTACAGCATTACTATCTCCTTGGGTATCAGCTGGTCGTACTCCCGTTCCATCAAAGGACAGCTTTCCAGTTGGAGTAATCTCTAAAGTTCCACCAATAACCGTTTTCTCTCCGCCTTGTTCAGTATAGTTTTTAACATTACTCATCCACTATCACCTACCCTTTCTGTTGAAGCACTTTGATTGCTTCAGGAAGAATTAATTTCCCATCTACCCTTTGCGTTGCCTTAAATCCAACTTGGCCAGTTGCCGCATACAGTTCATTTAGTCGCTGAAAAGAACGACCTTGTCTATCGGCTACCCAGTAATACCCAAAGTCACCAAAAGCAATCGTCTTGGCTCCCGCTTCAACCGTTGGTACATAAGCAGATGTTTTCACAGGACGATTTAAAATCGTATCAGGTTGACCCGCTTGGATCGAAGGCTGCCATAAGTACTGCCCATTCCCATCTTTTAGCTTTCGAATCAGCTTGATCGTTGCATCATTCATGACGAAAATTGCCTTTTTACGATACGGTGATTTTAAGGAATAGAATAAATCCATAATCTCATCCACTGAAACAGCCGTTGCAGAAGTTCCAGTCACACCAAGCTCAGCTCCACCCGTGGCATTAAAAATACCAGTCGGTTTTCCGGTACCATCTCCAACAAAGAAAGCTTCCTCTTCTTTGGCACCAATCCGTCTGGCAAATTCTTTTGCAATATACGCTTCAAGATTAAACACACTATCATTTAAAAGTTCCTCGGACACTTTAATCATGGTGGCTAATTTATAAGCTCCAATCGAAACTTGTCCAAAGCTATCATCCGATTCAGGAATCAGTCCTTCTTCATCCACCCATGAAGCGGTTCCTTTTGAAGCAACCACCGGAATTTTACGATCTCCTGAGGAAGTCGTGATGACCTTGGCTAATGACCGGAAGATATTTTCCTCTTCTAGCGATTCAATAAGCGTTCTTTCAAACTCATCTGGTGCAAGATAACCACCCTCGGAATCCGTTCCAACCTTTAGGGCATTCTGTACTTCATAGTTACTTTTGTTTCTCATTGATTTCCAGAACGCTTCCCTATACTCATCTGTAGCTCGCCCAGTTTTTTGACCTTCAGCACCCGTTGGCTTTGAAGTAATCGGCTGGTTAATCGGTTTGGAAAGTTCTAAATCGATGGCTTGCTGTCTTTCTAATCGGTCAATTTCCTTCCCGAGATTAACAACCTCTGCCTCCATCTTTTCATAGGTGGATGTATCTTCCGCAGAAAGAATTCCATCTTCCCCTCTTTTTGAATCAAGAAATGCTTTTGTTTGTTCCCATGCTTTTGCTCGCTTTTCACGCAGTTCTAATACTTTACTCATCCAAATCTCCTCCTTAAAATTTTAAAAGGTCTAGCCTTTTGTCTAATACAGCGATATCAGTTCCTGTTTTCTTTTGTGGCAGCTTGTGTAAAAAGGAATTCACAACCGCCATTTTGTTGTAAATAATCCCTTCATCCGATGAGTCCTGTTCACTTTCTTCTTGGAACATAATCTCATCGGCAAAGCCAAGCTCCACCGCTTTTTTGGAATTAAACCAACTTTCATCATCCATCATGTGCGAGAGCTTGGTCCTTGAAAGACCTGTCTTCAGTTCATAAGCATTGATAATGCTTTCTTTTACTTCACTCAACATCTGGATCGCTTTCTTCATTTCAGCTGTATCCCCAAAGGCAATGGTCATCGGATTATGAATCATCATCATGGAGACAGGTGACATGTGAACTTCCCCACCTGCCATCGCAATCACTGAGGCAGCACTTGCAGCAATTCCGTCAATCTTTACGGTCACATCCCCTTTGTAATCCATGAGCATGTTGTAAATTTGACTCGCTGCAAAAACGTCGCCACCTGGTGAATTAATCCAAACAGTGATATTCCCACCATCATTGTTTAGCTCTGATTTAAACTGTTTCGGTGTTACTTCATCGCCAAACCATGATTCTTCAGCAATGACTCCATCCAGATGAAGTGTCCTGCCGTCTTCATTCTTGACCCAATTCCAAAACTTCTTCATGGCTTATCCCTCCTCATATTTTTCTGTCCATGCTCCGGCTTTTGACATATCAACAAAATTCCCGTTCACTAAATATTTCGATCCACCCTGTTCTTCTGGGATCAGGTTCATTTCTTCAAGTTCTCGGATATCATTGGCTGACATTACCCCGTTTTGTCTCATAATTTGATAGAATTGAGCCCTTGAACCTGCATCTCCTCGGAGTCGTCCATTCAGATTAAACTTGATAAAGTACTCTTTCTTATCGGTTTCACTTAACAGAGCCTTCTTCATGGACTGTTCAATTCTTGTCACCCAGGGCATGATGGTGTTATCTATGAAACTAATAGACTGGTGTTCAATATTGCTAAAGGTCGCTTTATCCAAATTGGCTACAAGGTGAGGTGGAACCCGAAAGATTCTACAAATCTCTTCCGTTTGGAATTTTCTCGTTTCGAGGAACTGTGCTTGTTCTGGCGGAATGCCAATACTTTGAAATTTCATCCCTTCTTCAAGGACTGCAATCCGATGTGCATTGCTACTTCCTTGATAAACCGCATTCCAGCTTTCTCGGATCTTTGAAGGATCCTTTACAACTCCCGGATGCTCTAATACACCACCTGGGTTTGCTCCATTTGCGAAGAACTTTGCTCCATATTCTTCAGTGGCTAGGGCCATTCCAATTGCATTTTTAGCCATTGCAATCGGTGAATATCCAACGAGCCCATCAAACCCAAGGCCAGGAATATGAAGCACTTCTTCCCTTCGTAGGATGACCGAACCCGTGTCTTTCCGATATTCATAGAAAAGTTCCCCGGTAGAAGTTCTGTCCACTACCATCCTGTCTGGAAGTAAAGGATAAAGTGAAAGCACATTGCCCCTGCCATCTCGTATAATCTGTGCATAGGCATTTCCCCATAATAAAAGATGACTCATCAGTGTTTCCCTAAACACAAACGAAGTCATCTCGGCATTCGGCTCATCGTGGAGCTTGTAATATAAACTGTTTTCTACTGCTTTTTCTTTCCCATTGTCAGTGTACCTGTATAGATGTAGCGGAAGACTTGCGATGGTCTCCGCTAGAATCCGCACACAAGCATAAACGGCAGTAGTCTGCATCGCAGTTCTTTCATTAACTGTTTTTCCACTTGTGGTACCACCAAAGAAAAAGCTGTAAGTACTTCCTAAAAAGTTGTTTTTTGGACCATCTCTTGATTGAAATAGTCTAGATAAAAGTGGTATTTTCATTCACAAACCTCCTCAAATGGCTGTGATTTATAAGATTAAAATCCCTCGACCATCATAAACACTTTCTCTATTTTCATTCCTAATCGCTCGGTCCAGTGCCATAATCAAAGCAACAGCACCATCAATACGTTCTGTACTTTTCTCTTTATCGGGCTTTATGTTTCCTGCAGGATCTGTTTTAACAAAGATGTTATCCATCATCCATCTTAAAACTGGATTTCCACCATGAACGATTCTTTTCTCAAGGGTTATTTTCATCAATTCTTTTGATGCTGGTGACATATCCTTGTACCCTTGTCCAAACGGAACAACGGTGAAGCCCATTCCTTCAAGGTTCTGGACCATCTGTACAGCACCCCATCTATCAAAAGCAATTTCTTTAATGTTGTACTTCGTACCTAGTTCTTCAATGAAAGCCTCAATGAATCCGTAATGAACGACATTTCCTTCTGTTGTTTTGATATATCCTTGCTTTTCCCAAATATCATAAGGAACATGGTCTCTCCTAACCCTTACTTTCAGGTTTTCATCTGGTATCCAAAAGTAGGGGAGAACAATGAATTTCTCATCTTCTGTTCTTGGTGGAAAAACCAATACAAAAGCTGTAATATCAGTTGTGCTTGAAAGGTCCAGCCCAGCAAAACACTCTCTTCCCCGGAGGCTGTCAAAATCAACAGGCTCATCACAAGCATCCCATTTCTCCATTTGCATCCAACGAGTGGATTGTTTCACCCATTGATTCAGCCTCAGTTGCCTGAAGATATTTTCTTCCGCTGGATTTTCCTTTGCACTAATAAATGCATTTCTAACTTTCTCTATGTCAATGGTATGGTCCAATGATGGATTGGCCTTATACCAGTTCTTTTCATCAGTCCAATCATCGTCGTCTTTGATTCCGTAAATGACTGGGTAGAATGTAGGGTCAATCTTCCTTCCCTCGATGATGTCTACCGCTTTTTGATGCACTTCATAGCAGATTGAATTTCGGTCTGTACCTGCTGTCGTGATTAAAAAGAACAGCGGCTGAAGTCGGGCATCACCAGAACCTTTTGTCATAACATCAAATAGCTCTCGGTTCGGTTGGGCATGCAGTTCGTCAAAGACAACCGAGTGAACATTAAGACCATGCTTTGTATATGCCTCTGCTGAAAGCACCTGATAAAAGCTATTAGTAGGTTTATAGACCAACCGTTTCATTGACATGATAGGCTTGAATCTTTTCCTAAGGGCTGGCGACTGATCCACCATCTCCACTGCAACGTCAAAAACAATCGATGCCTGTTGTCTGTCAGAAGCACAACCATAAACTTCTGCTCCCCACTCATTGTCAGCACAAGTCATCAATAAAGCTACGGCAGCAGCTATTTCGCTCTTTCCATTTTTCTTCGGAATCTCAATATAAGCTGTATTATATTGCCGATAGCCATTTTCTTTGACCGTACCAAATACATCTCGGATGATTTTGTCCTGCCAAGGCAAAAGATCAAAAGGAACCCCTCGCCACTGACCTTTTGTATGCTTTAGGCAGTTGATAAAGTTAACGGCATGCTTTGCCTTTTCCTCGTCATACACCCTTACCACCACCTTGAAAGAGCATAAATTCCATTGGGTCTTCTGAATCGCTTGGTTTATCCGCCACAATTCTAGTCCGTGATGAAGGAGTTAATCCAAACTGCTCACAGAACTTATTCATAATTTTTAAATAGCTCTGGGCAATGGAAACCTGCGGCACCTGTTGCCAATATCCTGAAGGGGTTTTGACAATGGTTCCATGCTTGGTGATAAACTCTTCTGCTTCTTTCCATCTTGCATAGGCTTGGCAATATCCAGCAAAGGCAGCCATATCTACTTCAGTCAGGATTCCTAACTGCTCTAGTTGTTTGACCATTCTTCGCCACTCTTTCTTGGCCTCAGGTTCCAACCATGATGGGCATCTTGGTGCTTTCTTTTCAGGCTTCGGTTCCTTCTGATTCAGATCTCGCTTCCCTGGGTTGCCTTCTAATGCCTTCAGTGCAGTTGGCTTTGGTTTCCTTCCACGTTGAGCCACAGGCGCCACCTCCTTTCAAATTTGGCATAAGAAAAGAGCCTACCTCCTGATAGACTCCAATTGATTCATTCGCTTAGTTCTTCCATATTTCCATCTTGAATTCTCCCTCAAAAACCATCCAGCGTACTTCCCCATCTTCAAGTTGTAGGATTAGCATTCCCGGCAAAAGATACATCTCATTTTCTTGGTATCCCGCTGCTTCTAGATCCCGCTTTTGCTGAAGTAAAAGTTCCATCCCTCTCACTGCATCAACATTCCCTTGTAGCATCTGAACCATATCTCTGGTCATTCAAACAACCTCCCTGTGTTTTGGTAGTCTATACATCACTCTAAACACAGGGATTATCAAGTTAATTATCGCCCTTAATGCCTTTATAATTGTAATTCCCCTTTTTAATTTCCCTATGTTCTGCCTTAACTGCCTCACCATAGTCGGCCCGCTTATATTCCTTATCTTTGCAGCTTAAGCAAATGCAATCGGTATTGTACATGGACATAATCCGTCCGCTTTTTAAGCTACCGCCACATCGATCACAATGTGTTTGTGAGAAAAACTTATCCATCTTGCTTCACCTCAGAACTGTACTTCTTCCTTGTTTCCCCAATGAATGTTTCAAGGACACTAGCGTTCGGATCCAAGTCCTCTTCACTGTTCCAAAATTGATCCAGCTCCTCTAGCAAGTCGAGAATGTTAAGCACAACTTCTTTAGCATCCGCTTCACCAAGGACAACCTCTTTTTCAATGATGGTTGCCTTAAGCCCCTGTATCATTGCTTGATAGATTTGCTCATTCATTCGGTTCACTCACCTTTCTAAAGGCTCCGCTTCCTTCAAGGTTTTTGAGCAGTACCTTCCTCGTTGTTTTGTACTCAGGGCCATTCATCCCAAGTCGAATCAGCCAAGTCCTGAATGCATATTTCGGATTGTCATCCTGAGCTCGTTTGAAAGTGGCTCGCTTTTGCTTTTTGGCATTTTGGTTGATGAATGCTGCGAGGTCTTGAAAGGCTGCCATTTTCTCTGAATCCAAGTTTTGCGCTGCTAGTTTGATAGTCAATGTTTCATTTTCAAAATCGAAAGCTAAGCCCGAGATTCTCTCAAGGCCAAGTTCATCAAGTGCCTTCTTAAACTCTTCAAAGGTACTCGTTTCCTTTTCGCTCAAATCCTCTGGGAAGGTTTCATCCATCAGCGGCTTGGTTGTTTCAAATGCCATCATGATCAGGTGCTGTTTGCTATAAAGCATGTTTACTAGGTTTCTTAATGTGTTTCCCGTGTGGCCCTCAAGCGGGAGCGTTACCTCAATCCCATCCAAATCAAGAACCGCAGGCTGTTCCTCACCTTTTTCTTCTTCAGGCTCTGGCGGATTAGTTATCTCTTCAAAGGTTTTCACTTCTCCGGCTGAGTTTGTAATCGTGCCCTGCCTATCAATGGTGTAGGTTTCATCCTCGGTTATAATTTCGTAGGCAAAGGTTGGAACGTTTAGATACTTGGGTTTCACTCCTAAAAATTCTCCTAGTTTTTTAACCATTTCTTTTCGATCCATTTTCACTACCTCCTGTGTTTTGGTGTAGTACATATATCACTCTAAACACAAGTAATAGCAAGTCATTCCTGACCAAAATGCGTATATTTATAGATCAATAGAAAAAGGCCCGTTAAGGCCCCACTCTAGTCGTTTTCAATTGCTGTATATCTTGGATAACTATAGCCTTCGCTGTTCACTAAAACTGTTTCACCCGTATCTTTGTCGATCACTCTAATGCAGCGTGCCTCTCGGTTCTGATTCACTCCACCGTCTTCCTCAGTGATCCAAGGCTGGTCGTTAAAGAAGTCATTTGCAAAGTTATGAAAATCCTTATCTTCTAACTCCACTTCTTTTGTTACGATGTAGGTTTGACCTTGCTGTCCTTGCTTAATGGCTTCTTTAGTGATTTCCTTCAGCTCCGCTAGATTACTAACTTTCCTTCCAAACAATGCTTTCATTAACCATCACTCCACCTCAACGTATTCCATGATGATTTGGAGGGCTTCACCATAGGAGTTGGATGCCATCACCCGCTCACTTACTTCTTTAACTTGTTCTTCTTTCCCATCTTCTTTTAGTGTTCTGCTCACTCTCCCAAGAATAGAAAATATATTGCCGTCTTCGCCAATAAGTTTGACTGTTGGTTTATGGTTTTCTTCCATCACTCTGCCTCCAATCTCTTCAAGGTAGTAGCATATTGCCATACATACCTGGGGTATAGCAACTTAGTTCGTCTATAATATTTCATCTAATACAGGTTTAGGAACATCTGAATACGATAGCTTCTCTCCGTCTCTTTCCAGATAAACATTCGCATCCGTTCCAACATGTTCGATATACCGTTTGACAATTGCATCTGCGTATTTTTCATCCAGTTCAATCGTATAGCAGATTCGGTTGGTTTGTTCGCAAGCCATAAGAGTAGACCCGCTCCCGCCAAAAGGATCCAGCACGATGCAATTGCTCATGCTACTGTTTTGAATCGGATAGGCACACAAGTTAACCGGCTTCATCGTTGGGTGAAGAGCATTCTTCGACGGTCTATCGAAGTTCCAGATAGTGCTCTGCTTACGATCGGCGTACCAGTTATGTTTACCTTCCTTTAACCAACCAAATAGAATCGGTTCATGTTTCCATTGGTATGGACTTCTTCCAAGAACCAGACTCTGCTTGGCCCAGATGCAAACACCCGATAAGTAAAAGCCTGCATCCTTGAAAGCCTTTCTAAAGTTGTAACCTTCCGTATCCGCATGGAACACATAGATGGATGCATCCTTTTCCATACTAGCAGCCATATTCTTATAGGCTTTGAGTAAGAAGTTATAAAACTCTTCATCTTTCATGTTATCGTTCTGGATACTACCTGCTTGTGAAGAGTAATTGACGTTGTAAGGCGGGTCCGTTACGACAAGATTTGCCTTCTGCCCATTCATGAGAACTTGATAAACTTCCGGATCTGTACTGTCCCCACAAACTAAACGATGCCTACCAAGTAACCATACGTCACCTTTTTGGGTAATAGCTGGTTCAGCTAATTCCTTTTCAACATCAAAATCGTCTTCCGTAATATCTTTATCATGTACCTCATTAAAAAGCTGATCGATTTCTGGTGGGTCAAAACCGGTAAACGAAACATCATAGTCCAAAGACTGCAAATCTTGAATAAGGTCCGCTAACAATTCCTTGTTCCATTCACCACTGATTTTATTCAAAGCAATATTAAGCGCTTTTTCTTTTGTCTTATCAATATCGATAACTACACAGTCTATTTCTGTAAACCCTAACGTCTTTAAGACCGTGATTCTTTGGTGCCCACCGATCACCGTCATATCCTGATTGACAATGACAGGTTCTACATAACCAAATTGCTCAATACTATTTTTAATCTTTTCAAATTCACTGTCCCCCGGCTTTAGCTTTTTCCTGGGGTTATAACTCGCAGGAATTAAATCATCAATCGGTAGTTTATTAAACTCCATCTTCTTCACTCCAAAATCTATATTTGATATAACAATCATGGCTACAGAACTTTCGTTTCTTGTTTCCGTAGCAACTGAACGTTTTCTCGCATTGTGGACACATATAGTTATAAATAGCTGTTTCTCTTTTCGTTCTCGCTTGGGGATTTTCATTCCACCATATTCGGCGGCATTCATCAGAGCAAAACTTCCGAATCCTACCTCGTCCCTTTTGTTTAAGGAGTTTACCGCAGGAGGAGCAGAGTACATGGTTCTTCATTTGTTCTTTCACATTTAATGCAACAACTTTTGCATCCCCGTCTAGACCATTTTGTTTACAAAAGATACGTACAGTATCACGAGACTTTCCCAATACCGCAGCGATCGCTTTATATCCAACACCTTTAAGCCGCAAGTTATAGATTTGTTGTCTCTCGGCTTCGGTCATCACTCCTACTCCTTTCTGCGTAAACAGTATTTAAAAGGGCATAAAAAAACGCATTAATCAGCTATTAAGCAAGCTAAAATATGCGTTTCATCCTCTTTTTCATTTTTTGGTTAAGACTGTTAAAACCCAGTCCTGGCAATGGCTGAACACCGCTTTTGTCATTTCCTAAATCGAACCTTTTCGCAAAATCTAAAGGTACCTAAACCCTTATCACTATTGAGGTGAAACCCTTATTCAGGCCGTCAAGAGTAACCCCCCTTGTTTAATTCCGCGAAAATTCACGTGAAGGGGGCGCGCGGTCGCCGTATAAAAGGTTGTAGAGATTCTACACCCCCTAGGCCCGTCAAAAAGAATAAACAGGAAACTGATCTTCTGTTCTCGTCTTCCGATCGTGACACCTCTTACACAAAGGTTGCCAGTTACTTTCATCCCAGAACAGTTTCTGGTCTCCTCGATGAGGTTTGATATGATCTACCACCGTTGCTTGAGTCAGCTTTCCTTTCTGCCCACAGTGTTTGCAAAGAGGGTGGGCGTTCAAGAACCGTTTGCTTGCCTTCCTCCAACGGCTATCATAACCACGCTCGTTTGCATTAGCTCTATCATCTACGTGAAGCTTCGCATGAAACTCACAGTACTTGTCGTCCGTTAACAAAGGACAACCGTTGTGTTTGCACGGCTTCTTTGGTTTCATTGGCATTACTCTCAACTCCGTTTAATCCTATTAAAAAAGCCCCGAAGGTTTGTCCTCCAAGGGCTGTATCATTCTATTTCTATAGCTTATACTCTATCACAGAGATGGGGTGGCTTATAATGGCTTTTCATGGCGTGTTTTTAATTCCAAACAAAAACCCTTAAAGGAACTGATCCTCCAAGGGTGTTGTGAATAATCTTCTTTTTCATATGCATTCCACCGGGCTACTTTCTAATCGTTCCGTTGCTTCTTTCAACGCTTTCCGATGCAAGCGATAAACCCATCGTACATCATACCCCATGATGGCAGCGACTTCTTCCCATGTACTACCACTAAGATAACGAAGCTCAAGAAGTAGTCGGTAGGAGGGATTCTGTATTTCAGAAACGAAGGTAGCCAACTCACGTTTTAAATCAATCAAATGATCAATGTCGTCATTGATTTCCTCCTCAAGGCTCATTAACTTAACGAGGGCACTTTCCATTGGTGATTGCTGTTTTGTACTTTGGACTTTGTCATCCTGAAGGACGGATGTTGTTTTCAAAGCAAGGTCTCGTAACATCGAAACTTGTACAAGTTTACTGTTTATTCTCTGATCAAGCTGAAGAGCCTGGGATAAATATTCTTTTGCGTTCACCGGCAATTCCTCCTGTCTTTACAATCCATGTGGCAAACCCTCTTTGTATTGGTTCATTCGTGCCTTGACTGCTTCAATCAGTGCAGCTTGGCTCACATCCTTATCTTCTAATGCTTTCATCACTCGTTCATCAATCGTGTCTTTTGCAATGATGTGATGAATGACGACCGTTTGTTTTTGACCTTGCCGCCATAGTCTTGCATTGGCTTGTTGGTAGAGTTCGAGGCTCCAGGTTAGACCAAACCAAACGATGATATTTCCACCTATTTGAAGGTTCAGCCCATGACCAGCTGATGCTGGGTGGGCTAATAAAACTTGAACCTTTCCTTGATTCCAGTCCTTAATGTCTTGGTCTGTTTGAAGGAGCCTCGGCTTTAGTTTCTTTAAATGATGTAAAAGCCTGTCCTTATCATGTTGGTACCCATAGAACACTAGCATTGGCTTTCCACTTGCAGCTTCTATCAATTCATCCAAAGCTTTTAACTTTTCATCATGAATATGCTTCACATCTCCATCCTCATCGTAAACAGCACCATTAGCTACTTGTAATAACTTATTCGCCAGTACTGCTGCGGATCCAGCTAACACATCCGCTTCTTCAATCGATAAAATAAGTTCCTTTTCTAATTGGTCATACTGCTCCTTTGCCTTTTTCGGCAATTCAACAGGTATCACATTGTCCATTCTTCCAGGTAACTCAAGGTAATCCTTGGCCTTCATACTCACGCAAATATCAGAGAGCTTTTCATAAATGGTATCTTCCGCTCCATCTTTTAACTTCCAAGTGTAGACCATCATTTGATTTCGCTTATCTGGAAGGAAGTATTTTTCCCGGTAACCAGTGACTGTTTTCCCCAATCGTTCCCCACCGTCCAGTAAATAAATCTGTGGCCACAAATCAATCAAACCGTTTGGTGCTGGAGTTCCTGTTAGTCCAACCAATCTTTTAATAAATGGCCTCACCCTTTTTAAAGACTTAAACCGTTGTGCTTTGGAAGATTTAAAACTTGATAACTCATCAATGACCACCATGTCAAAAGGCCAGTCGGCATCAAACAAATTCACTAGCCAGGTGACGTTTTCTCGATTGATGATATAGACGTCAGCTTTATTATATAAAGCAGCTACTCTTTGCTTTTCACTTCCTAGCACTTTGGAAATTCGAAGCTCTTTCAAATGGTCCCACTTTTCCACTTCTTCCTCCCAAGTGGTACTTGCCACTCGGATCGGAGCAATAACAAGCACTTTTGCCACATCGAAGTAGTCATACATCAGTTCCAAAATTGCAGTCAGCGTTGACACCGATTTCCCCATTCCCATCTCAAGAAAAAGAGCTGATTTCTTTTTATCAATAATCCACTGAGTGGCATAAGCTTGATATTGATATGGTTTGTATTTCAAAGAACCATCTCCTCTAGCAATCGATCGACTGCCTCATAACTATCAATCTTATAAACTTTAAAACCTAATGCTTCCAGTTGTTTTTTCCTTTTTCGTTGCAATGCTCGTAGCTTTTTAGCTGGTGCCTTTAATTCTACAAAGGCAACTCTTGATCCATGAAAGAGCACCAACCTATCTGGCACACCTGCAAAACCGGGCGACACAAGTTTTAAAGCCAACCCACCATGTTCGTTCACTTTCCTTTTTAGCCTTTGTTCTACACTCACTTCATTCATCTATCGGTCACCCCTAAAATAAATGTTTACAGTCAAAACGCCGTATTCATAATGCTTTCAACCTTCTCGTAAACAAGTAAACATAAAAATAGTTAATCTATACATATATGGCTATTAGGGTGTATAGGTTATATATGTTATTCTCTATTTCTTCTTATATAGTTATAGTTGTTTATCATGTTTACAAAGTATATAGATAGAGGATATAAGGAGTTGGTTGTAAACAATAAAATAATTTCAAAGTTTACGTGTTTACAATTCTTCTCTTCGAAATCCCCGTTGTGTCCCATAACTATTGTCAAAACGAATCGTACTAACCCTTTTCCAGCCAGGTGTATGTTGGATGATCATATTAATTTCTTTGGCATCATATCTGGTCATAATGGATACATCCTTTTGGAAAAGTTCTTCCCAAACCATCTGAGCACACACCTTAGTTAGCTTCATTTTTTTACTTGATTCATCACCCTGCTGGTCCATATGCAAATAAGCTCTTCTTGAGCCAATATCTAGTTCATACCAGTTCGTTGGCACCATTGTTTCTAGATAAGTTCGAATGCTTTCTGCAATCGGATTTTCCTGAGTATGAGCAGCCTGAAGTTCATAAGCCTTTTCTTCAATGTCTTTACTCAAAGCCAAGGTCTCTCCCTTTTCATACAGCACCTTTGCCTCCGCCCAAATCTGATCCACTTCCTCTTCCGTCAAATCATCCCACATGTTTTTCCTACCGCCACCATTAACCGTTATGGGTAAAAAGCGGCGGTTCCCGGTAGGATCATTTAAAAAATCATAATCATTGGTGGTTCCAAAAAACACGCACTGCCGCTTGAACGTTTCATTGTGTCTGCCATAAGCGACCCGAAAGGTATCCTCGGATTTGGAAATAAAATGCTTTACTGCTTCCGTGTCTGCTTTCTTTGTTGCCGTCAGCTCGGCCATCTCTAAAATCCATGCACCCTGAAGCTGTTCATAGGCTTCTTTGCCCTTCACAGTAATCAAGGAATCCGAGTGCCATTCCTTGCCTATAAGCTTAATAATGTAACTCTTCCCCACACCCTGAGGGCCAACAAGGACAACACAGTAATCAAACTTGGCACCCGGTCTATAAATCCTTGTCACTGCTGCAAGCATAATTTTTCGAGTAAATGTTCGGACGCACTCATTATCATCAGCACCAAGATAATCTATCAGTAAGGTTTCAATCCGCTCCTGGCCATCCCAAACAAGTCCGTTTAAATATTCCTTAATCGGATGAAAGGCATACTTTACCGCCACTTCACTCCAAGCGTCAGCAATAACCCCCGCTCCTTTAATGCCATAGATGGAGTAAAGGTAATTTCTTAAACTAGCATCATCAGTGTCTGACCAATATTCTCCTCTTTCAGCACTTCGCCAAGGCAAATCATCTTTTATAACCACCCGATGTACGAAATCGTTCATAGCGATTCGGTCTTTTAAAACTGGATCATTTTCAAGAATGAGGATGACATTCGGTGCACTCGAGACGATATTTCCTTTCTGGTCCCTTGTTAGTTCTGTAAGCCACTCCATATCCTCATCTTCAAAATCATCTGCAGCAAGACTTAACTGTTCTTTACCAAGAGTCAGTTTGACCTGCTTATCCTTTAACGCTTCTTCCACCATGGCCTTATACGAAGGCAATCGATTGATTGGTGTTCCTTCTTTCACCGTTTCATCCAGGTCACCAAATAAATGCATACGAACTAAATCAAATACGTTACAAAGCCTTCCACCAATAGGGTCAGTAGAATGATGAGAGTACGCAAAGTCGCCATCTTCGTAAATCACCAACCCACCGGCTGTGGAACCAGCTGAATACGTGTAACGGTTCGGATCCTCACAAGGGACGTAAATATCATTTAAATATTTCTCAATCACATCCACGACAGAGTACGTCCGGCAAAATGCACCGACGATTCCTTCTTTAGTTTTTGGATCTCCTTGTTTATCCGCTAGCTTCTTTCGTTCATGAACGGTTCTCGAGCTTTCCGGCCAATAGGAAGAATCCCGCCAATCTGGATATCTTGCCAAAACAGCATCTGGATCAATCCATGGCTCGTCTAGTACTTTAAAGACAAATTCTCCATCAGATGATGTCGAAGGCCAATACATCAGCCGATGTACTTGATAGGTGGTATCATCGAAAAAGTCAATTCCAAGATCTGCAGCAATCCTTCTTGCAATTGGTACATATTCATCGGCGGTAACTGGTCTGGATAACGGAATGACTAGTCTTAACCTTGGATTCTTCGGATGGTGTTTATGAGTAGAGTACATGGCGCACCCATAGCCAAACATGGTCTCAACAGATGCCCATAAGTCCCCTTTCACAAAGTCAGCATCAAGGGAAACAATTTGTCGCCAAACTACACTGTCATGCTTTCTTCTGCCACCCTTTAAAGTACCACCTACAAAGCCACCTACATCTTTAATCTCATCCTGTTTTGATTTAGAAAGCTTTTTATATTCCTCATACGTTTCATGAGTTCGAATCGTGCTACTTAGCTTCTGAACCACCTCAGACCATAGCATATCCCGATTTTTCCAGTTCAGTTCTTTTCTGTTTCTTCCGGTTGCAATCGTAAGATTTCCATCATGTTTTATACTGTGGCTTCTTCTTTCACTGAGCTCTTTCACATCTACCAACCCTCCTACGTAGCACGGTCTTTAGGCCCTTTTTGGCTCCCTCCACATCACCGGAAAGAGCCTGGCCTTTTAATGTTTTCATTGTTTGTTTTGGTAGCACATCTTTGTACCGTTTTAAGGCCATTAGAAATTTCACTGTATCCATGTCAGCCAATTGCCATCGCTCCTGTCCGTATTTAATCTTTCTTGTAATAGAAGGTTTCAAAGCTATCCGCCCCAAGAGGAAGACCAGGTGCCCAATCAATCGATTGCCCCATTATGTTTTCGACTTCTTCCATTGACCCAGTAGAGATAGGAACATCAAGAATGACTTCATCATGGACATGGAAATTAATGCGGTATCCTGCTTCATCCAATCGAAGCATTGATACAGCCAGACAATCTCTAGCAATGGCTTGAATAATATTCTCGGTAAGTTTGCCACCGTAAGTAGGAATCCTCCCCCACTGCTTGGAGCCTTGCTCTGTTCCTTCATACGTAAGCTGTTCTTTTCCAAAACGCTCGTCCACCCCGATTCTGGGTCTTACATAAGCAAGTGAACGACCTGATGGAAGTGTGATAAATAAAATCCCTTTGGTGTAATGAAAAGTAAGACCATACTGCATCTTTACTACTGCTCTTTCCTTCACAGCTTTAATTGCTGCCGCTTCTATGCCCCACCAAAGTTTCACGATATTTGGGTTAGCCTCTCGCCAAGCAGAAACCAACTCCGGAAGTTCGTCTTCAGTCAGGCCCATATCTAAAGCACCCATCTGCATCAACGCCCCTTTAGAGCCACCGTAGCCAAGAGCCAATTCAGCAATTTTCCCTTTTTGCCTGAGCGGGCTACCTTTATCGATGGTTTCAATGGGTACTTTAAACATCTGTGCAGCAGAGGCTTCATAAATCTTCCCATGGGATTGGAACACATCCATCCGCCAACGCTCGCCCGCAAGCCATGCAATCACTCTAGCTTCAATTGCTGAAAAGTCTGCTACAACAAAACGATGGCCCTTTGATGGAATAAATGCCGTTCGAATTAATTGTGATAACACGTCCGATACACTTTCAAAAAGAAGCTCCAAGGCTTCATAGACTCCTGATTTCAATAGGTCCCTTGCAATCTGTAAATCTATTAAACTGTTTCTTGGAAGGTTATGAATTTGAACGAGCCTGCCAGCCCAGCGCCCTGTACGATTTGCTCCATAAAATTGCAATAACCCCCTAATTCTTTGGTCAGAACAGATGGATCGTTCCATCGCTTCGTATTTCTTTACCGATGTTTTGGACATTGCTTGTCTTAATTCCAACAGCCGCTTTACCTCTGGATTTTCCACTTCACCCATCAATGCTTCTACATTTTTCTTCGCAAGGCTATCGACTTCTATCCCTTGCTTCAGCAACCAGCCTTTCAACTGTGCCGGACTGTTCGGGTTTTCAAGTCCTGTTAAACGAACTGCTTCCTCGAATAATCTGTCCTGAAATTCCTTATCTGCTCGAAGAGCATTCTCAACAAGAATTGAATCAATAAGAACACCTTCATCATTTATTTTCTGGTCCAACTCCCAAAGCTTCTGTTCAACCTTCGAAATGGGAAAAGCCTCTAGTTTCTTTCGGATTTGTCTTTCAACCTCAATATCCTGTTTGCAGTAATCCTTAAAAGTAACCCACTTATCCAAATCATGTTCTGGAAGATTCCGTGTCCTTCCCTCGTTCACTTTGGTAGGTTTACAAGGAACAGAAAAATAACGGATTAAAGCTTTCCCTTCCTTCATTTTCTGATCCTTCAACCTAAGGCATTTCGCCACCCCATCGAGATAACCAGGCAAACCAAGCATTAAAGCATGAACCGATGAACACCGCCATTGTTCTGGCGGCATCGGCTGGTGAAAGTGTTTGTCTAAACAAGTTCTTTCAAAATTGGCATTGTAAGCTGTCTTTATCACAGCTGGATCCATCATTGCTTTTAAAATGTCATCTGGTATCTCTTCGCCAGATGCTAAATCAACGATCTGTACCTCATCATCATCAACGGCATAAGCAAAGAGAAGAATTTCAAAATCAGGTGATTCACAATAGGCATAGACCCCAGATTTAATGAGGTCTACACTACTGTAAGTTTCTATATCAATGGATAAGAGTTTCATAGACATCAACCTAAGATGTCATCTTCATCGTCGTCACTATCATCGCCGAAATCAGCTTCAGCACTGCTTCGGCCACCAAGTGGGTCTCCATCATCCGTCTTCATAATGTTTTGAAGCCCTGCAGCAACCCCGCGATTTCCATTGACGTTAAACCCATAAAAGGTCAAACTAACACGTCCATAGCAGCCCGAGTAAAACTCACTTTGGTCCATGATTGGATTCAAATCCGCATCGACAATTCCTGGTTTAATCTTGCTGTTGGCATTAATGAAATAGGAATCCGCATATGCCTCATCATCTTCACGATCCACATCACCGTCCCGCAGGGGCGTCTTCAAATTCGAAGGCACCTTGCCGCCAAACTTGTCCTTGTTTTCTTGAGTCGCTTTTTGAATCGCATCTTTAACCTTTTTGATGGTCTTCTTGTCCGACTTCGGGATAATGATACTTACTGAATACTTCAGGTCACTTCCATTAACGCTGACTGCTTGATGTACATTTGCATAACTGAACCGTACTGGGTTTTCCTTTGTTCCAATTGTGATTTTTACCATAACTTATTTCCTCCTCATTATTGAAAATCTGCTTCAGGTGAAGCTTTTATTTCTGGTCGCTTGTCCTCTTCTGGTACGAGCTTGACCTTGCCCGGTGCTTTTGTAATAAGCGACCCCAGCAACTCTTGAAATGCTTTTTTACCTAACTCTTTTTCTAGAGTAGTAATCGTATTGAGTGATTTCTTATAAATCACATCACTGTCATATCCTGCAGTAGTAAGTGTCTCAACTACTGCATTTTCATCACTATACTTACGGCTACCTCTACCCTCGACCAGTTTCATCCCTGGCCATTGCTTGTTTTCATTCATCGCCATAGCAAATGCATATTCTTGTACATCTTTTGCCCAGCTCAGCAGCTGATCAATGGAAGTTAACACTTCTACTACTTCATCATCTGTCAGTAAGGGAGGCTTCTGAAAATCCATACAAGCAAGTTTCAGATTTTCTTCTGCTCTCGCTCTACAAGTCGCTTTCACCTTACAAAAGCGGCAATGCTCGCCAGCCATGAAGTCACCCTCACCCTTAAATGCTAACTCCGCTTTGGGCTTGACCTCATTCTCTGCCCATTCCAATAGTTCTTCGACCTGCATTTCATCAGTGGAGATATTATCTAACCTTGGCTGCACAATGGTCATCATTATTTTCTGAGTATCATAGAGTACACCAAAGTTGTTTAATGCACCCAAAGCGTACAGTCGCATTTGTGGGTTTTCAACTGCTGAAACCTTGACACCTTTCCCACCCTTAAGATCAATAACTTCTAATCTATCACCATAAATCAGTAATACGTCCCCGGTTCCGAATCCATCTGGAACATAGAGACTAAAATCTACCCTTTCCTCAATAAGGATGAGCGGATCCTTGCTAGATGCCCTAGCCTCGTTCATCTTTTCAGTAACAACATCTACATAGGTTTTTACAGCCTGTTCAATTTCTGTGTTATAAAATTCACTTTGTTTCATCTGCTTCAGCTTTTTGTTCAACTGTGCTTTTGTTATGTTTTTTAGTTCATGAGACAAATAGAGCTCTGACAGCTCATGCATGAATGTACCTTCTTTGGCAAAGACGCTTGCCGTTTCTTCGTACTGTTCTGACAACCGAACACTTGGTGGACAAGCTAACCAGCGACTCGCACCAGAAGCACTTAAACTCGCATGAGCTCTTTCTGAATGATTCACAGATCCAACTCCCGTATTTTTCATCCAAGTTTCCCCGCTTCTTCTAAAAGCTTTGGATACTTTTCAGCTGAGATGTCACTTAATTTCTTTGCCCCAAAACTCGTAATTAGCTCTTTCACCTGCACCTGTTTGCCATCTTGCGAAAGTGCTGCAAGTTTTGCTCTGACATCTTCCAATGTTGGAAGCTTAGCTTTCGGAGGTTGTGCTGGTTTCTTAGGTTCCTTGTTTTCTTTCGTTTGTTTCTTCTCAACAGGAGTTGCAGAGTCCGTTTGATTCGTTTCTAATGCAAACACCAAGGTTTCAATACTTCCTGCTAAATTACGTAAATCCGTCACAACATCAAGAGCGAGTTTAATTTTGCTCATTTACCTTTTCTCCTTTCGTTTCATTTTGTTCATCAAGCTGGCTTAGTCGATTTGCTAGTCTCTTAGAAACAATACTGATAGCCGTAAGGACCCCAACCATCTCTTCCTGCATATCTTTGTTAACACCTTGTTGCTTTACTTGAGCTGTCATCACGCTCACCTCCTCGTCTTCGATAATGCCCTTCACTTATTAGCCAACGGGAAGGGTGGTTTGGTAACCAAAATTACAAAAAATATTTTTTAAGCTTGTCCAATACCTTTTTATGCCGTTTAACAACAGCCACATGGGAGACGTTTTCTTCCTTCGCCACTTCTCTTACAGTCAAATTTTTATAGTATATTGCCTGAATTAGTTCTTGTTCTTTTTCATCAAGGGCAGTCATTGCTACCCGCAGGATTAATAGGGTTGCTTTATCGCAAAGAATATCTTCAATCATTTGTTCATCATTAAAATCGACACCCTGGTCCATCAATCGATTGATTGAATCCTCCTTGCTTGGGATATATTCAACCGTTTCTGCCTTAGGATCAACAACAATCCGTCCAACCTTAATATCCTTTTCCATGTACCTTTCGCGTCGATCCATTCTGTAAAATTCTTTATAAACCTCTTCACTTACACGCACTTTATCCTTGCCGACTTTGATGAACTTCTCCAT